GGTCGGCCTGTTGCGCGGATGCTGCCGCAAGATGGCTCGTGGGGCGAAATCATCCGCTTCGTCTTGCAGCCCGGTTTGCCGCACGGCATGGCGTCGGCATTGCTGCGTGCCGCCGCTACGTATGCGCGAACACGCCGCAAGCCGATGCGGGTGCTGATTCCCTACCACGACCGCACGCGTCACACAGGTTGCATCTATCGTAAGGCAGGATTTCGCAAGGACGGCGTCACGCAACCACACCCAGTTGGGTGGGCATCAAGAGATAATCGCAAGAGCGCCGACTATGAACGAACCTCGAAGCGTCGATGGAGGCTTGACCTACAATGACAGCCTGTGATTGCACGCCGCGCTTGCACGCTGCTACGCTCGCGCCCGCGATGCGGCTCATCATCTTCGGCGGCTGTGGGACGTGCCCGTTTACGGCCACCGACATCATCGGTGAGTCGGCCGACGCGCTGCGCATCGAGCACGCCTGTCGCGTCAAGGACGACCGCATCATCACGGCAAGCGATGACCTCGCGACTGAGCCGCCCACGGTGCCGCCGCGCTGGTGTCCGATGCGTCTCGAGCAGATTGTGGTGCAGCTCGACATTGCACCGGATAGGACGAGCAACTGATGGCCGGTCAACTCCCAGCGCAGTGCAGGCGTCACCCCGGCTTCGTCGCGGGCAAGTGCGGCGCGTGCGAGATCGCGAAGAACCCCGCAGCGGCGACGGCTGAGAAGCGCATCAATCCTGCGCACGCCAAGCATTTCGGGCGCACGTCGCAGCAGTCGAAGGAAGCGCGCGAGCAATACGAGGCAGACGCCCGCGCACGTCGCGAAGAGATGGCGCGGCAGGAGGCGATGTCCGCGATGCAGGGCAAGGCGCGATGACCCTCGACGTCCGCTTCGTCGTGCCGGGCCCTGTCGTGCCGTGGCAGCGCGCCGCCAGCGTGGGCACGCGCCGCTTCACGCCCACGGAGCAGCGGGCCTACCAGCGCACCGTGCGCCTCATCGCACAGGCATCGCGCCCTCGCGGTCCATGGCTGCCGAGCAAGGCGTCGCGCTATCGCGTGGACATCGACGCATATTTGCCAGACGCGCGCAGACGCGACATCGACAACATCGCCAAGACCATCCTCGACGCGCTGAACGGCGTCCTGTACCTAGACGACAGCCAAGTGAAGACGCTGTTCGTCGATACGCATATCGACCGCGCAGAGCCTCGCATCGTCGTATCCGTGCGCGAGGTCGAGCGCGAGCAGGTAGCCCCGCCAAAGAGCCGCCAGCGCGCCGCAAAGGCTATCGCGTGAAGCGGCCTGCACGCAGCCTGCTCAGCATCGACGTCCGACAGGTGCTCGCAGAGCACGTCGCGGAGGTCGAGCTCGTCGCCAGCCTCGAGGCCGCGCCCGTCATCGACTTGGCCATCAGCACCCTCGACGACCGCGCCATCGAGACGATTACCGCCGAGCACGCAGCACGCCGCGCGCGACTGGCAGACGAGGCAACGCGGATGGCGCTGCTCATCCTTGCTCGCGAGAGCAAAGGCGAGTCGCCGCGTCCACCGTTTCGCGGCGTGCTGGGAGCCCTGCGCGCTCTCGACGAGGTGCGCGTCGATGGTGCGCCGCTGCGGTCGTCGTCGTCGCCCTCGCGCTTCGAGCCAGAGCATCGCGGCGCAGGCGGCACGGCATCGGGCGACGTCGCGCAACGGGCCGTCGAGCGCATCGCGCCAGTGTCGCGTCTGTGGGCGCAGTGCCTCGCGAGCGGCTGGACGCTGACGACGTTCCCGGCGCTTGCACGCCTGTCGGCCGAGCAGGCTCGCGAGGTCTGCATATGGGCCACGCTCGGCATACCAGGCGCGCGCGTCCCGCTACAGCACCCGCAGCCGATGCGCGGTGAGGGCGCACGCCAGAAGCAGCCGCGCTACAAGCTCGCAGTTCGCGGCAAGCCGACCGCAGACAGCGTCGACCCGTACGACGACCCGTCTCCGCGCGACGTCGCCGAGCACGCAAGCGCGGTCTTCGGCGTCGAGGTGCCAGTGGGACACGTCGTCGCACTCCGACGCGAGGGTATCGCGGAGCTATATTCACGGCTGGCAGGGCGCGGGCTTATTCCGCGCGATGGGAGGCTGGACGCTATGGCAGCGACACGAGCGACGCCGTGGGACGTCGAGGGATGGAAAGAAATCGCGAGCACGCTGGGCTGCTCGGAGCGCACCGCACAGCGCGTAGCGTCGCGACCGGAGCGGCCTGCGCCGACGTATCGCACGTTTGTCGGCGTCGTGGCCGTGCGCGCAGAGCTGGCCGAATGGATGCGCGGCGAGATGAAGCGATGAGCACTGACGCGATTAGTCGCGATGAGTCGCAACGGGGCCAGTTGAACGGCTTGCGCGCGCTTGAAATTGCTCCCTCACTTAGAATCGCGAGGCGAGACGTCACTGCATGGCACGACCGAGCACCATCAGCGATGCCTTGATTCAACGCGTATGTGCGCGAGTGCGCGCAGGATTGCGCGTAGAATCAGCGCTCGTCGCTGAGGGCGTCGACGCCAAACTGCAATACGTGTGGCGTCGCAAGGCCGAATCAGGCGCAAGCGATTATTCGAAGTTATTCGAAGAGGCCGCGCGCGCTCGCTCCGAGTTCGAAGCGGAGATGCTCGACGCGATTCGCTTGCAGGCGACGCCCACGCAGAACGGCGACGCGGCTGATTGGAAGGCCCGCGCATGGCTGCTTGAGCGCACGATGCCAGAGGCATACGCGCCGAGTCAGACGATGGTCCTGAAAGCGCAGGACCAAGCGGCGCAGGACGTCCTTGAGGTCGCGCGCGAGGTGCTGCCGTCGCAGTGGTACGCGGCGCTGCTGGCGGCGCTGGCTGGCGTCGGCGAGGGTGACGCGCAGGGCGACGCCGACGAGGGCGACGAGGCGCACTGATGGGGCAGGGCGGCTACGTCCGCGAGCAGATACGGGCGCGCAAGCTACAGCGGGCCAAGGGCTCACTGGCAGCGCAGGCGGCGCTCAGGCTGGCAGAGCTGAGGCAGGCAGAGTCGCCGACGAAGCGCGACCTCCGCGCGAAGCTTCCGCTCGTGGAGTACGTGCCCGCGCTGTCGCCGCGCTGGTCTGCGCCGCATCACCTCGCGCCAGTGGCCGAGCTCTTCGAGCGCGCGCTGCGTGGCGAGACGGTGCGAGCGTGCGTGTCTGTGCCTGCGCAGTTTGGCAAGACGACGCTCATCCAGCACGGAATCGTGCAGATGCTGTCACGCAATCCCACGTGGCCGGTGGTCTACGCAAGCTACAGCGCGGACTTCGCGCACGACCGCAGCAAAGAGATTCGCGACCTCGCGCGTGAGGCGGGGCTGGCTCTTCGCGACGACACGAGCGCGGCTGGACGCTGGCGGCTGGTCGAGGGCGGTGGGCTGCTCGCAACGGGCATCGGCGGGCCGCTAACTGGATACGCGGCGCAAGTCGTCGTCGTCGATGACCCGCACAAGAATCGCGAAGAGGCCGAGAGCAGGCGCGAGCGCGACAAGGTCGAGGACTGGCTGCGAAGCACGGCACTCACGCGTATTTCGCCGACAGGCTCGTGCATCGTCGTGCATACGCGATGGCACCCGGACGACCTCATCGGCAGGCTCGAGGCTGACGGCTGGCAGGTCGTCAACCTCCCGGCCATCAACGAGCACGACGAGTCGCTGTGGCCGTCGCAGAGGCCGCGAGAGTTCCTTCGCCAGCGCGAGCGCGAGGTCGGGCCGTACGAATGGGCGGCGCTCTACATGGGCCAGCCTCGAGCACGTGGCGGCGCTGTCTTCTCTGCGACGCCGACGACGTACACGCAGCCGCCTGGCGAGCTGACGCGCGGCATCGGCCTCGACCTCGCGTACAGCGCGCGGACGTCGGCAGACTGGTCAGTCGCGGTCGTGCTCGGCAAGCACGGGCAGGGCGCGGAGGCGCGGTACTACGTGCTCGACGTGCTGCGTGCGCAGATGCGCGCCAGCGACTTCGCGCAGCAGCTCGCGGCGTTTCGCGCGCGATGGCCGCACACGTCATCACGCATCTACGCAGGCGGCGCAGACCGTGGCGCGCTCGATTTCCTCGCGCTGCCGCCACCACGCGGCGTGGGATTGCAGGTCGAGATCAAGACGGCGGTCGGCGACAAGTACAGCCGCGCGACACCGCTGGCAGCAGCGTGGAATGCGGGCCGCGTGCTCGTGCGCGAGGGCGCTGCGTGGACGCCTGACCTCTGCGACGAGATCACAAGATTCACCGGGCAGAACGATGCGCACGATGACCAAGTCGACGCGCTCGCCGCTGCGTTCGATCTGCTCGCGGAGATGCACGCGGGCTCACCAGTCGCGAGCGCTGGTCGACGCATGAGCGCGGACCTCACGCACGATTTCGCGCCGCCGCAACGCGGGCGCAAGAATTACTGGGGCTGACGCCCTCGGAGCAATACCGATGTCGAAGCCTCGCAAGCCACGCACCGTCGCAGCAGCAGCGACACCGGAGCCGATGGGCCCGGCTGTGCGTATCCCCGAAATGGGCCGCATTGTGCGCCCGCAGTCGCTGTCGGCGATCAGCGGTCGTGCGCTGCAGCCCGTCTCGCCTGGACGCATCAGCACTGCGCTGCGCGAGCTCGACTTCGGCAATTACGAATACTGGGCCGACATGGCGACGCAGATGCGCCGTGACCCTGTCGTGCGTCGTGCGTATGCGACGCGCCGCTCGTCGGTGGCTGGTCGTGGCTATGCCGTGAAGATGGCACCGGACGTCGCGCCTGAGATGCGCGGCGCTGCCGAAGAGTTGGTGCAACTCACCAAGGAGTGGCTCAACAGCGTCGAGGCGCGCGAGACGTTCTTGATGCGCGTCCTCGACGGAATCGGCATGGGCATCAGCGTTCACGAGCTGGTGTGGTCGCGCGTCAACGGCGCGTGGATGCCGCAGCCTGTGCCGGTGCAAACTCGCAATTTGCGCTACGCCGAAGACTGGACTCTCGAAGTCCGCGACTACGACTACAACTGGTACAACACCATCAACTTCCCCGCGAAGTTTCTTGTGCACGTGCCGTGGACAGACCCCGGTCGCCCGATGGATCAGGGCGACTTCCTCGCGTGCGTCTTCTACTGGATGTTCAAGCGCAACGTCTGGACGTTCTGGCTCATTGGCGCTGAGCGCTTCGGCAATCCGCTTGTGCTTGCGCAGATGGCGGCGAGCAGCGATACGGCGCAGCGTCAGCGCATCCTCGACGACCTCCAGCAGCTCACGGCCGACAGCGTCGGCGTCACGTCGGGCACGAGCAACATCGAGGTCATCAGCCCTGCGGCGTCGGGCTCGACGGCAGTGTGGAAAGAACTGCGCGAGTCGCTGAATCAAGAGATCTTCCTGTCGCTCGGCGTGTCGCCCGACCTCTACCTCAGCGGCGCGAACGGCTCGCGCAGTTCGACAGAGACGCGTGACGGCGTGCGCCTCGAAGGCAGCAAGCTCGACGCGACGCTGATGTGGAACTCGATTACGCGCGACGTCGTGCGCTGGTTGGCCTATTACAATCTGCGCCGCGCTGACATCCCGCTGCCGATCATCGAGACGCTCTTCGATGACAGCCTGCCGATCACGCGCGACGCAATCGACACGGGCAGCGTCAAGGTCAACGAAGTCCGCGCCTCGCTGGGGCTGCCAGCGTGGAGCGTCGAGGACGGCGGCGAAGACATTGCCAAGCCAGCCGCTGCACAGCCGCTGCCCGGTGCGCTGCCGTTTGAGCCTGTCGCCGCGCCTGCGTTTAATCCAGAGACAGACCTCGTCGCAGAGCCTGCGCGTGCATCGGATACCGCGCTCAACGGCGCGCAGGTCGAAGCCCTTATGGGCATTGTCGCGCAGGTCGCGACCGGCCAGCTGCCGCGCGCAAGCGGCGTCGAGATCATGGTCGCTGCGTTCCCGATTAGCCGCGAGGATGCCGAGCGCATCATGGGCGCAGTGGGGCAGGGATTTGTGCCTGCTGTCATCGGAGACGATGGCGCAGTCGCGCAGCCTGCGATGCCAGCAGAGCCGAGCAGCGTCGCTGAGCCTGCGCAGCCCGCAGAACCGGCGCCAGCCGCCGAGCCTAGTGCGCCATCGATCGAGGCCGTGACGCCCGCTGACACGCTCGGAGGTGCGTCCGCGGCCTCCCCTTTCCAGACATCAGCGGGCTCGGCGCATGGGATGCCAGCGTTGTCGACGATGCGCTCGACATGGCCGACGTCCGCTGCCTCGCCGACGAAGCCGAGAAGACGCGCGTACGCGCAGTTATCGGCCGACCCTACGTCGTCGCCGCG